AATGATTAATAGTATATCCTTTAAATCAAAAGTTATCTCGTTAAACTTAAATGCCATTGTCTAAAATGGTTAAATTATTTACGGTTACAAAATCATTACTATTCTTATAAGTAATATTATTAATATCCATTTTATCAAACTCTAATAATTTAATCCCATCACCATCAATATTAATATGACTTTGATTTTCATTAATCACTTGAACCCAAACTATTTTTTTTAAATCTATTTCCATTTTACATTTTTTGAACAATTAAACCGCTTGAAACCGTGCTATTTCCTGTTGCAGCATTAGCAAAAGCATGAATGATATATTGATTTACAGTCCAATCTATATTAAGATTTGAGTTTGCCACTGGTTGTACCGCAACCGAATCACCACTTACTGAAGTAGAAGTATCAACAGTTTCACTAACTGTTGAAGACTTTATATATAAATTACGTTCCATACCGTAAAAACGACTCCCCGCTGTTTGCGTTCCAACTAAAGTAGCTCCAGATAGACTAGCACTTGTATTTATATAAATGTAATTTGTAGCTGAACCTGTTGCAGTACTTCTAATTGACCTATTAAATATTCGGCAAACATCGCCCGTTGTAAATGTATTAGCAGGAATCAAAATTGACCTAAGTAATGTTATTGCAGTTGTTCCAGTTAAAGCTGAACTTGTTGCTATATCTTTTGCAATTACTTTAATTAATCCAGCAATACTGGGTATATCAGTAGTTAATGCCACCGTTCCGTTTGAATCTGGAAATATATAATTTCTAGAAGTAGCATTAATATTTCTGATAATTGATTTTACACTAGGGTTTGCCTGAGCAGGGAATAGAATCCTATTCGAGCCATCTAATTCTACGTATCCATTTGCTTGACCTTTATTGTTTTGTGTTTCAATAGTTTCACCAGCTATTGTTGTTTGCTCTAATACTATTGGATTCAAAGGATCAGTATTATCTACGTTTGTACCGCTTACTGATTGAACGCCAGAGCCACTACCACCGCCTAAAAAAGATAAAGCACTTAAAGCCGTTACGCCATTACCTATTTTATAAGTGCCCGTTTGTTCTAAATAAACTATTTGACCTACTAATAAAACTAAACTAGCATTGGCTGTAAACCAAGCATTATCTTTATAACCTAATTGTAGGCTGCCATTAACTATTCCCATTATATTATATCGTCTAAAATTGTTGTAACATTATTTGTAATTGTATCACTTACGCCGCTGAATAAAGTAACAAAGTATTCACCGCTTGATGTAAAAGTTTCTATTATATTGCCGTCCTGGTCCTTTATTTCAACAGTGAATTGTTGTGGTTGTGGCGTATTAAAGCACGCTAAATTTAATCCAACACGTTCAGTTATTACATCATTCATTACAACACCAAATAAATTAGCATCGTATTCATCGTAAACTAAATCGTAATTCAGATTGATTGAATTTATTTTGAAATCAAAATTGTATCTGATCTTGTGGTGCAATCTTACCAAATCCTCTTTTAGAGTTTCTTTAATCGTATCAATATCAGTACTCTTAAAACCTTGAGGTATTTTATTAAAAATAACAATTCTTACATTTGATGAATCTCTATAGTGTGAGTTTGCCGTGTTGTATGTTCCAGATTGTTGAATAAGAATTAAAATTGCAGGCATTTCCAACCTATCAAATTCTACATTTGCACCGTTTGAAGTGTCAACAATAACATTGTAACCAGACATTGTACTGGCAATCGTTTTTATTTTATCGTAGAAACTCATTTTTTAAATTTTGGTTCGGTTATTTTTCTTAAATTCTTTTCAAATTTAATATTTGCCATATCATTTTTTTTCAGCAAAAGAAAATCACATAGTAAAATTTCTTCCGCTTGTCTTATCGAATTAAGAAAGAACTTTTGTTGGCAGTATATCAAAATATTTTCCTCGAAAGAGGGGAAAAGGACACCTTTGGCAGCCTCAATCTCGTTTACCGTCTGTTTGATACTTAAATTTTTTAAGTGGTCTGAAACCTTAGTTATTTCCTTTTTTAGATGCTTTAGTTTTGCGCAATATTCGTAAACAGTAATATCGTTTTCGTTTTTCAAAAAGAATTCCTTTAAATATTCCTGGTCCCCTCTTAATAACATTATGAATTCACCAACGGTATTGTTTACTATGCTAGGAAACTTTTTTATATAACTATCATCCACTTTACTTTCAATCGTATTTATATCATCTTGCGTGATGATACTTGAACACTCAGATAGTTTTGTAGTCTTAGTTATTTTCATCTTAATAAAAAAGGGTGAGCGTTAACCCACCCTTTCTAGGTAAAAATTTGTAATTAATTTTTATGGTTTCACAACCGCTGCAGATTTCAATCTTACTAAACCACCTCCTGCTAAACCAACTAATTCGAAAACATTTTGGTTTTTATAGATGTCGTATTGATTGATTTGTTCTGGAGTAGTATCACCTACAACATTGTAAGCATCAACGTCCAACACAATAGCTAAAGCGCCATTCGCTGCGTTTACGTGTTTGTTAATAATAATTTCATCAACACCTAATTGACCTGCTAACTCAGCATCACTTGCGTAACGAGTTGTACCTCCAGTTGCGTAAATATGCTTGGCTAATAAAGTCTTATTTTGTTTTGACATTACTAATACTAAACGTCCCTCAGACTCGATAGAGTCTACTGCCTCACGTACTAATTCCATTGTAGGAACTGCAGGGGATGCCGTGTTATCCACAACTGTAATGTAATCCGTTGATGCTGAAACCGCAATAGTTTCAAAAGAAGTGATGTGACGAGAATCAGAAGTCGAACGTCCGTCCCCAACTAAAATTGCCATTTCAACTTCTTTAGTCCAAAAGTTTGTTAACTCAGCAACGATGTAACGAACTAAAGCAGCCTCATCTTCAACCTGGCGTAAAGTTTCGTAATCAACTGGCAACAATTTGAAAATTGCTTGCGCTAAAATTGTTTTTGGTGCTAAATCCCAAACTTGTGCGTCCTTTGTAGTTCCTTTTGTATGGCGACCTGCACGACCAGTTGTTGCATCTTCTGCTAAAGTGTTTACTGGAACCTTGATAGATTTTAAACCAGTTTTGTTTAACAAAGAAAATAATGTTCCTGCCTTATTGATGTTATCAATAATTGCAGTTGTGATCGCTGCAGGTAATAAAACGCCGTCTGGGTCGATGTCGTTTTTGATTTCTGTTTTACAAACCTTAGCCCAATTCTCTTTGTAAGTATCACGACTCGAGTTTTTAATTACGTTGTAAAAATCCGTTAAAGATTTTTTAGTTTTTAAATATTCAGTTTGGTTTTTCATAGTGAATTTGTTGTTAATCATATTTTGCATTTCAGCCATTTGTTCTACAGTTGCTAATCCTGCAAGTTTAGATTCTACTAATGTGATTAAATCATCTTTAGTAACCTCAGCCTCTGCTGATTCTGCCTCTGCAATAGCTGCCTCAAATGCTGCCATAACTTCTGTTTTGGTTTCAGCACTTAAAGAGTTTTTTAATTCTTTAAAAAGTGCAACAAGTTTTGTATTTTTTTTCATTATTGTTGTTTTTATGTTTTTAATTGTCGTAAAAATAAATACTAATTTATACTTTTATTTAAAATTAAAAATAAAAGTTTTTTTTGTGGTTTCTTTAACCTCAAATTTGTTTTTAAGTTGCTGCAAAGTTGCTTTTGCTCTTAAGTCAGCGCCTTGCGAAACCAGAGATACATTCATTAAAACCGCCTCGTCCACAATAAAAGCCTCTTTCTCATTATTCCAACTGCCTTGTGTTGCCCAACCGTAAGTACTAAAGCACGGATAAATTCCTGCCTCAATCTTTGGAACAACCTCATTAATTATATAAGGAGTTTTTACCAATTCTGCAGAACCCCATAGGTAAGTATCTCCGTCCTCAAACTCGACAAATTTACCAATAGTTTCAGCATCCGAATCGTTGTGGTTTAATACCAATGGAATAGCAGAATTATTTTCTTTCACCTTTTTTAAATGCTTAGAAAAACAACCTTTGTTGTCTATTTCGTAATTCTCATTTCTAACTCCATAATGCGACACATCACCTTTGATGATATATTTCAAAGTTGTTGCATCTTCACCTACTTTATCAAATTTGTAAGTGGTTGCGTTGTTTATTTTAAATAGTTGTTCCATTGTTTGTGATTATTTTTTCAAATATGTAATTTACTTTAATAGGTTTTGTAAAGAAAATCTGACTGGCAATATCAAATAATTTATTCGCATAAGCTTTGCAGGTTAAATCGATTAATTCATTCATTGCCTCTTTTCTATTTGCATAGGTGCTTTGTCCCGATAGTGCAACCAATTCATAAGGTACTTTGTGATAGCCTGCCAGAATCTTAACTGCATTCTCTAATTTTTGTGTTAGTTCTAAATCTTTGATCGGTAAATTAATTTGTTGGAATTTAGTTGGGGTTTGTGTCATTAGGATTGACCACTTGCCAACCTTTAAACCATACTTTTCTCGCCATTCAGTTTGTAGCTTTTCTCGTTCCTTATCCCCTAAATTCGTCATCACTCCAGATACACTTTCGGGACTTAAAATACCCATTGCACCTAAATTTTCAGTAGTGCAATTTATTGCATTCATCAAATTATCAATATGCAAATACATATCCTTACAAGTTTCGTAATCTGTTTTGCCAAACATTTTATAGGTTTCCGAATAGGTAACAAAAACACGGTAACCCTCAAATTCTTTATCTAAAGTTATTGAGCCGTCTGTTTCTATTTTATACTTGTTTTCCTTTAATAGCTTGACGTGTTGTGTATCAAAATTTACAACGAATACTGCCATACCATTAAAGTATAAGGCCTTGTAAAAGTCTCCAAAATTCTTTTCAAAAATGATTTTTAGATTAGCCTGCAGCAATGTTAATTCAGTCCCTTGCATCGTCCAAACAATACCACTCATTGCATCAATAATCTTCTGGATTAATTGGTATAAAATTACATCTGCAAATTTGTAATTAGTCAATAAGTTTAGATTGCCAAACATATTGCCTCCAACTATTAATGCCTTAGAATCTCCAGATACTATTGCAGTATTGGTATTTCTAATACTTATCTTATATTTTCCGAAACCTATATCCATTCGTTCAAAATTCCCTCAATTTTACCTACACATTCTAAACGGTAAGCAGTTAATAAATCTGTAATATCCGTGTCGCTTGGAGTGATGTTGTAAACTCTAAGCATAGTATCAATATCCTGCAGGTATAATAAAGCAGTTTTTCTGTATCTACTAACCTGCTCTAATATACTGGAAAAATCTGGTTTAAATGAATAGCTATCATTTTTATTTACTGCTCCAAACCTGGTTACTACAGTTTGATTAATTAATAAATCACAATAAGCTAATAGTGCAATCGTTTTATTTAATCCATTAATGTAATATTCTTTACCGTCCTCGTCCTCATAAAAACCACCGTCAACAATTAAATCCGCAAACGTGTTGCTTGGTGATGCAATAGTATTTTTTAAAATGAAAGTATAAACTTCCTCTTTAAAATATTTTTTTACATACGACATTTCAACGGCCTCGATGGCTGCAGTTATTGTTTCGTCCCTTTTGTGAAAAGAAACGTCCATTAAATTTTTTAAATCACTTATGCTTAGAATTGTCATAACTTTGTTTTGCTTTACCGATTACCACTAAAATAACTAAAGCTACAATTACTGTAGCTATCCCCGTTGCATATCCAAAAATAAAACTCATTTTCTTTTAATGTATTTCGAGTGATACGGATAAACTCTAATAAGCCATTCCGCTAACTCATCTGTAATAGTGTTATTGTTTATTCTTTTGCCTCTTATTGTAACGTCTTTGTCACCGATAACCATATACTGGCAGTTTAAATTTTCAACTACAATAAGGCTTTTTTTAACCTCAATCAGTAATCTAATTATTTGGTCGGCATAACAATTCTGACAATTTTTTCGCTTTACAAAATCAATTTTCAAATCTAATGATAAATTTTCAATATCTTTCTTGTCCTGCTTAGATAAACTAAAAGCCCTTAATTGCAGGGCTTTCAGATTATCAAATATGTCTTGGTTGTTCACTAAGAAGTTGCTACGTTTGTTAACGCCTCAAATTTTGCTAAAGTTGTAGCGTAATCAGTATCGTACAAGAAGTGTCCTGCTTTAGGGTGCAATTCCTCCGTTAATACTACAGACCAACCACCGTCAGTATCTGCAGAATATTTATCGTTCTCGATAGCAGTTGCACGTAATCCTTTCTCAAATCCAAATACTTGGAAAACAGAATCACTTGGAGTACTTGCTTTGTCCGTGTTGTTGTATTTATTTTGGATAACTACAACATACGTTCCGTTTGCTAAACCATCGATAATGTCAGCCGTTACGTCTGGATCATTATTTAAAACGGTAAAAGCAACCTCTGAATTAAATTTGTTCGAATTTACTCCAGTTGCCATCGAAATTTTTGTACCGTTAAATGGCGTGTTGCTTGGGATATAAATAGAATAGGCTTTTTTGCCAACCTTTACTGCTAATGTTTCAATAACATTTTTGCGAGTTCCGTTTTTAACAACGTTTGCAAAATCAACATCGTCACGGTTTAATATCATACCAACCGATTCAATGCCAGTTAAAATCGGATTATCACAACTAGGTGAAATATTTTCGCTCACTAATGAGCCACATAAAGTAATTGCCATTTTCTTTTTTTTTTAAGTTTGATGTAAAAATAAATACTAATTTATACTATTATTTACTATTTTTGGATTATGAAATTATCAGTATTAGTTTGCGGAGTTCACTCCAGAATTGTCAACGGTAAAGCCATTGAATTATTAAACGAATTAAATCGACAAGTAGAGGGGATAGAAGATGTTGAGGTACTGTATTTGTACGACAACAAAAAGCGGATGCTAGGTACAAAAAGGAATAATTTAGTGGATGCAGCTGCAGGTGACTATATAACTTTTATTGATGATGATGATAAAATAAGCCTAAATTATGTTACGCAACTGGTTAAGGCCATTGACGAAAATAATGTTGATGTGATTAATTTTATTGTTGACGTTTCACTAAATAATGGTCCGTACAAACCCTGCCATTATAGTATCGCAAACTCATTTGATTTCAATACTGCAGACGGATATTTTAGGCTGCCAAACCATATAATGTGTGTTAAGCGAGAACTGGCACTCCAGGTTAAGTACAAAGATATTCTTTACGGTGAGGATTCTGATTACAGTAAAAGATTGGCTCCATTAATCAAAACGGAATTAAATTTAAGTGAAACATTGTACTATTACAATTATCATCAATCCACTACAGAAACCCAACAACACTTAAAAAACAAAAGAAGATGAAAATAGATATTGTAATTTTATCCTATGCTAAAACTGATAAGCACTACCAACTAACTGCTAATTGTTTGAATAGCTTACTGGCATCTAAAGGCTCAGAAAACTTTAATATACTTGTAATTGAAAGTGTGTCAGATATTGATTATAACCAATTTTTAGGAGTGAAAACTATTAGTATAATCGCTCCATTTAATTATAATCAATTTGCTAATTATGGAATTTTATTTAACTGCAGCGAATTAATCGGAGTGTTTAATAACGATGTTATTTTTGATGAAAACTGGTTTGAAGAAATCCTAAAACATTACAAAGGACAAGATCTATTTTCCTGCTCACCTATCAGCCATACATCACAAAGTCAAAGGCAATGGTTTACCACTACTGAGCCAGTTGTAGGTTATGGAATAGCAAAAGAGTTATCAGGTTGGGCAATAGTTTTTACTAGAAAGCTTTGGGATAAACTCGGAGGCCTTGACGATTGTTGCACTTTTTGGTGTTCCGATGATGCATATTGTGAACAGTTAAAGGCTATTAATGTGGAGCACCTACTTATACCTACCTCAATAGTAAATCACGTTGACAATGGCAGCAATACGCTAAAAACAGTGGATTCTGAAACTAATTACCAACTAACTATGGCACAAGCCAAAGTATTTAATAAAAAATTCAATGCAAATAAATTCAATCTTAATAAATCTTCCTAAACGAACAGAACGTTTAGAGCATTCCAGAAAGGAACTGACTAAATTTTTTGGTGAATTTAAAACTGTAGTTTCTAATGCCGTAAGCAATTTAGAAAACACGACATTGGCAATTAGAGAAAGCCATAAGAACTGCATTAGGTATGCAAATGAAACGGAACAAAAAAACATTCTAATTATTGAAGATGATATCTGTTTGCGAGAAAATTCTAAGCCTTACTTTGATGAATTACTTGAAAATTTACCGAGTGATTTTGATGTATTGATTTTTGGCTGCTATTCTGGAAAAGTAATTGATACAGATGATAAATACTGGAACAAAATACAAAAGTTTGCAGGCTGCCATTTTTATATCGTAAACGAAAGGGCTTATCAAACTATAATTGATTATAACGGAACGGAGCCAATAGACCACTATATTGGTAAAAACTTAAACGTTTATATTTCTAAAAAGCATTTTGCCTATCAGTTGGACGGTTGGAGTGATAACGCCAAGTGTGTTACAAAATACAACCAGACAAATTTATCACTTTACAAAAAGTATTTCTTTTAGTATAATTCTAATAAAAAGAATTCTGCAAAGTCACCGTTTTTAGCTACTTCGATTATGCCGTAGTATTTGCCGTAAGTTTTTATATAAACAGAGCCCTTTAAATTAATTCTTTTAAATTCTATATCTGATATTTCGGTATTAACTTTTAACAGCCTAACAGTCCCCGAAAGCACCAACGAAAGCAAATCGATAAAATAGTTTTCCCAAAATAAAGAATATATATTTCCCATAAATAAATCACTCGAGAAAAATATTTTGCTATTTACTGAGTCATTCCAAAGTAAGTGTAAAGGTTGCTCGACAAATAAAACAAACTCATCGCCAGCAACATAATTATGCTCTTGTGCTATGCAAAAGCCGTCGTAATAACCGCCTATTTGAGTGCTCGACGTTGAAAATTTAGAGTCGATAAATGTTTTTTCTGGGATTAGTCTTGTATCACTTGCGAGTACTGAGTAGTCAGCATCTATTGGTAATTTAGTTAAATAGTTAAAAAAGTTTTCCTGCGCTAATTTCGAATAAACATATTTTGTATCGTATGTTATCTCTTTTATAGAAGTTATTTTTCCAGTAATGTCGTAAGCAGTAGAATTTTCGTTTAGTATATCTTTGAAATAATAAGTATCACTATTTACGTCGTAAATTAATTGACTGCACGTTAAGTCTAAAGCCTCACGGACAAATTCCCCAACGGTCAAATCTATATTTGTAGGTATATGATATAAACTCGGAAAATGTAATTCATTAGGGGTTGTCAGCGTTTCGTCTATTGCAGTTGTTATTGTGCAATTAAAAAACTGATCGCCTGCAACAATTATTTTAAAATAAAACCAATCCCCATCCTGAGCGTCAAAAGTATATGTTCCGTTTCCAGTTATCGAGTGAATTAATGTGAAAACCCCGTTACGATACCTTACTAAATCTGGAGTGCTGCCAGTAGTGACTACATAATCAGTAACAACTAATTGATTGTTGAAAGTATTTGCATAAGCCTTAAATCTTTTTGTCTGCGGTAACATTCCGTAACCGTCGTCGATATTCGTCGCATCGTCACCCTCATAATTACTCATAAAAGATTTGAAATAATAACTATTCCTGCCAAATGTAGGAGATAGAGGGCTTAAATCTGCGCTCCTCCTATAATCTAATTGTAAAGCGTTTATATACGACGTATAAGCCGTTGTATAATGCACCTGAGCCTCAAAAATATTATTTGTGCAAATGTCTAATTCTTTATTTGGTCGTATAATTAATTTTTGTAAGAAATCGTTTTTAACTGTTGGGACGTCTAAATTAAATCCGTATTCTGCGAAAATTAACCCGAGTAAATAATTAAAATTTACTAAAGGGTGAGCATAAGTGTTAAAGTGTTGGTTTTCGTCGCTTCCGTAAAAATGAGTATAACGACAATATCCGTAAGTATTAGCTTTTAACGTTGTATAACTGTCCTCGTCGTAAGTCGCAACGTCGTTGTAATTCCACTCAACAAACGGAAAGTCTTTTAAAAAAACTCCTAATTTTGTAGGATTGTTTATAATAGAACCAACGAAATCGAAATCATCCCAAGTTAATGCGCACTCGTAAGAGTCAGTCGTCGACAATAATTTAACATTAGCTTTACTAATCAATATTACTCCAGAACTAGAAGTAACATCGCAAGTATGTGTTTCGTAAGGGAAATCAGATTTATAGGATAATGAATTTGTACGTTTAAATATCAAATCATTTCTATATGTAAAAGGAAATTTTACAGTCAAAGAATAATTATTTTTCTTTGTATCTGTTGTTTCTAATCCCCTATAAATTCTAGTAAAATCAATGCTTTTATCAATGTCTACTTTCTGTCCGTCTATTATAAATAAAAGTTTACTCATTGTTTGATTGTAGTAATAAATTTAAAGATATATCAAATAAATTTTCTTTTTCAATAATATTAAAAGCATTTGTATTAACCTTTACTGGCAGCCAATTCTCATTTATATTATCAAACAAATGTATGTGATCTGTATAAATAATATCACTAAAATCATTAGCAACCTCTTTGCTTACACTTTCTTTAAATACTTGTATTGACTGATTATACTCTTTTCCTTGCTCAGTAAATAAATTATTTAATTCAGTATAATTGTTATCTGAAAATAATAAGCTAATCCCTTTAGTTGATGTGATGTTTTCTGTTTTTTTAGTTACTGAATAATATCTCCATAATCCAAAACGATTTTTAAATCTTATTTTTAATTTTTCACCAACACCACTACAGTTATAATCTAAATCTATCCTATGAACTATTGTATCTGAAACAACTATGCTTACAATACTAAATCCGTGTGATCCGTAACCGCTAGTATCTGCATCCATATAACCAATTAATTTTAGCAATCCTCCTGGTCCTGCAGTAACAGAAACAGAGGATATGCCAGTTGTATTAATAGCAGTACTTTCGTTTCCTCCAATGGCAACCTTTAAGAACATAGTATTACCACTTGGGTTGTTAATAGCATCAATATTTACTAATACAGTATATTGTTGTCCCTCTACAAAATTACGTCCAATATATTTAACCTCCATTTGTGTTCCACAACTTGCATCTGGTATCGTAAATTGCATTTTATTAGACGTAGTGATTTCAAAAATACTAGAGCAAGCAGGAAAATCATCTATGTTCGTCCAAAAATTATTTCCGCCTAAATATTGAAAATTAGCATTTAACATATAGTTTGTAACCCTCCAAATAATATAATTAATATGCTCTGTAAATCCTCCTAAACTAATAGTTGTAATACCTTGGTAATTATCAATAAATTCTTCTCCAGAATCCAAAACTACATAAACATTACTAAGGTATTCAAAGTAATAGGTAAAATCCATTAAACCTAAACTGCTATCAAAATCAAAAGTATTAATGTTTGGGACATTACCTAATAAATCAAATACTCTGCGCTTACCTAATATAACAGTATTAATTGAAAAACTTTCTGTATCAATTAGTGATGTGTTATTGTAAAGCTTAATAGTAAAAGAAAATGATTGTGATGTTCCGAAGTCTGAATTCTCCGTTCTATCGAAAATTAAATTTAATGTTTCAGAAAGTGAAAATATAACACTATCTGCAAAAAAATATAAATTCTCTTTATACTCATAACCGCCAAGGTAATAGGATATCTCGACGTGTGTTGCAGTTGTATTTTTTGTAATTGAAATTCTATTAAGATCTCCAGAAAAAACTAAATTGTCTGGATATTCAATATACATTGTGCTTGGGTCTGTAAAAATTCTCATCTTATAATTCTTTTAATGAAACGTATCTGTCGTTTGCAGCGTGAAATTCTTTCAAAGTTAATACATTAGGAGGAATCATTGATGCTCCTTTTGCAAATGCTCTAGCTAACATTTCTTCACCCTGCAATTGATTACTAACTTGTTGTTGCCCGAAACCTACACCGCCTCCTGCTTGGTTTAAGGCACTTAATAATGGCGAGAACATTGCAGTACTATTTGCATTTAAAACACTTTCTCCATTGCTTAATTTAGCATCAATCGAATCACTTGTTCCGCTGCCAGGTCCGCTAACTAACCCCCCAAATGCAAATGCAGGTTTTTTAGGCATAGGGCTTTCGTTAAACGCTTTTTTTGCTCCTGCAATACTAGATGCAACAGATGCCGTTCCTGCTAAAATAGTTGCTAACATATCAAAAACAGTAACTGATTTAGTCGCTGCCATTTTTGTAACACCTGCAATTGATTCAGATAATGCAATCCCGATATTAAATATTGCTAAAGCCCTTTGAAATTGTGCGGCCTCATAACTATCTTCTGCTAAATTGCTTATAATTGTTCCGATTGACTGGCTTATACTAGTCATAGCTGCGTTAAAAGAAACTAAAGATGTTAGTTGCGCTGCAGTAACATTTTCTTGTGCAATTATAATTTTCTTTTGGCTTTCTGCTATTGCAATTTCGTAATCTAATTGTGTCTGGTATAATGCTGCCTTTGTTTCAGCATCTAAGTTTTTTAAATTCTCAGCCTCTAAAATTGCGCTTTCTAATTCAATAGCTTTTTGTTCCTCTAAAGCTATATTATTATTTTCAGCATTTAATATTCTTAATTTAAACTCTTTATCAAAAGACTCCATTAATCTTTGTTCTCTTGATATTAAATACGAATCATTTAACGCTTGTGAATCCTTATTATATTTATCCTCAATAGCTAATCTTTCTACATTAGTTAAATTATCATTTGATAATTGAGCATCACGTTGCAGAGTAAGTTTAGCAATCTTAATATTTAATTCTTCTTGACTTCCCTTTTCTGCTAACTGTAATTTTGCCTCGTTTTCCTTTGTCTTGGCGTCAATCTCTTTTTTAATGTTTTCCTCCAGAGATTTTTCAGTCAATTCATTTACCTTATCGTTTAGTATATTATTATTCTCAATAATAGCATCACTAATTGCCTGCCTTGCCTTTGCAGTTAAATTCTTTTCTGTATTTAATCTTATTAGTAAATCTTCATTTGCACGTTTAGTTTTAGTTTCTTCTGCTTGTATCTGACGTTGAAAATCATCTTTTATTTGTTGGATAACTAAATCCTCCAGTTGTCTGATAGCAGCCTTTTCCTTACTTAACTTTTCATCGTGTATCTGTTTCCACTTTTCATAATTAGCTTTTTGTTCCGCTGCCAATTCATTTTCAGCTGCAGCTAATTTTTTATTAAGATCCTTTAATCCATCAAAGTATTCCCTTTCAGTATTTAATTGTCTTGCTCTAGCGTTTGCTATTTCTAATTCAACTTCGTGTGTTGCTTTATTTTCTGCTTTTGCCTTAGCCTCTATAATACGTAAGCTTTCATCTGCAAATTTTTTCTTGTCTTCTAAATCTTTTAAATCCAATGCGTTTGCATCTTTCAATAAAGCTATCCTTTGTTCTGCAGTAAACTTTTCTTTATTAGCAACATCTGCCAGTAATTTTGATTTCTTTAACGCTCTATCTGCAGCGGTAACTATAAACTCAGTTTCTGCATCCTCTAAATCCCTTTCAGCTTGTAATAAATTTTTTGCCTCTTGGGCTGCAGCACTCATTCCAGTTTCAATACCAAATAATCCTGCAGTAAAATCAACTATTGTTGCAATTCCATCAGCCATAAATTCAACTAATGTTCCTATGGCATTAGCTAAAAAAGATGCTAGTTCACCAACAGCGTGAAAGATAGGTTGCAAAATACTCATTGCATTTTCTAATTTATCCGCTGCCTCATCATTTTGATTAAATCCTTTTTTCAATAATGCAAAAGCAGCAACGATTGCACCTACAACCGCTGCAATAATTATGATGGGAGGGGTTAAAAATACCGTACCTAAGGCCCTTGCACCTGAGGCAATAGAACTAAATGCTCCAGTAGATGCCTTTGCTGCAGTTCCAGAAGTGGTTGCTAAATTATCTAAACTTCCAGATGCTTTTCCTGCAAAGCCCTCAATGGAACCCATTGCCTCACCACTTTGCGAAATGTTTGAACTCATATCCGCAACACTTTCAGAAACACCGCTTGCCTTTGCTGCAAAACCTCCGAAAGATGAAATCATACCTCCTAATTTTGGACTTACAACACTAACCTGGTCGGACATTTTTCCTAAAAAACCAGTAACTTGATTTATTCCTTGCCCTGCCTTACCCATTCCCTCGGGATAGTTTCCTATTTGCCTCTGAAAGCGTCCCGTTGCCTGCTCTGCCTCGTTTAATTGTTCAACGGTATCTGCAATACTCTTTTGTAATTCTTGCCCTCTTGCGCTTTCCCTTTCAGCTTTACTTAAATTATCAAACTCTTTAACACTATTGGATAATTGCGCTCTCATTGCTGCCAAGCTATCCGTGTTTTCCTTTTGGCTTTTAATGTTATTTCTTAATTCCTTTTCGTTTTGACGTATGGATTCTTTCTGGCTATCAATGGCAACCTTTACTGCAGTACTTTTTTTACTGTATTCTTCTTCGGTAATAGTTCCCTCTTTGCGAGCCTTTGTCAATTCTATTTGCGTTTGCTTTAAACGCTCAATGCTTTGTTGGTTTTCAAAAATAGTTTTGGCTGCAGCCTCATTTGAAACTACAATCTCGATTAATATTTCTTCTTTCTCTTGTGCCATTACTTCCTAATGTTTGATTTAATTTGTGCAATCACTTCCGATGCCAAGCGTTTTTTAATATTGCCAACGGTAGTTTCTATTTCTTGACTGTAAATATCGGAACGTCCTCCACTTTGATGCAATCCAGTTCCTTTGCTTTTAATGTTACTTGCAATAGCACCTGCAGCCATAATTAGCGACCGTTCTGGAACACTATATTTGGGTTGCCAGTTAGCAGATGGTTTTCGTTTATAAGGTAACTGAGTGACTGTAATACCCTTATCCAAAATCCATTGTTTGATAATCTGATTAAAGCCTTTTGGAACACCTCCTGCAGGTCTGCCTATTTCAACACCCTTAAAATATCTTCTGGAAGTCCAAACAATAACGCCAAATTCAGTATCTTCAACAAACATAGATTTAGCAGTACGACCACTTGCACTCGTTCCAGTACTATCCAAATTATTGGCAATCCTACCAATCATTTGAGTTAATTCGTCCTTAACTATCTCTTTTTCAGTCACGATATAAAAATAAATAAAATAGTTAACTAATATTAAAGTAATTGGCACGGACTGCATAGTCAATGGCATATCTAGCACTATCAATACCGTGGTTGTCCTTTTCGGAAAATGAATCATCTACAAATTCATAGCTGCTAAATTCTTTCATTGCGTGTTCGCCACAAACCACAATAGGATAAGTATTCAATAATTCTACTCCAGTTTTAATTGAGTTTGGTCCCTTTGTGGCCTTGACTAAAGTCAGACCAGTTAACTGAAATATGTTTGACATCCTAGCATCACCTCCGCCTCCGAAGTCACAAACTATTGGGTTACTGGCATCACAATATTCTTTCAGTATTTCGGATAACTGGAAGTCGTTTAGTTGGTTTTGATAAAGCAGGTATCTGATATAAATAACTCCAAGTACCATTGACATTTCAATTAATGCGCAAGGATCTTGACTGAAACCAAAATCCAAACCGTAAAGCTTGCGACTATGTTTGGTTAAACTTTCGTATTCAGCAACCGTACATTCTGATAGCCTGCCAAAAACATTGCCTCGCATATCTCCATACTCGCCCAAATAGAACACGGAATAAAGATACTTGTCGTAAGCAGATGCATTTGGTAATTCTGCTCTATGTTTTATTGCTGCAAAGTTTTCCTTTTGGGATTCTGCTAAATATGGATTGTCTTTCCAGGTTGTTTTTAATAGGTTGCTGCCAGAAGTATATTCGTCAATCCAAAATCGTTTTGTAGGGTTAAAATCCACAATCGTTTGAATCCTTGTTCTCATAATTAATTGTTGAACAACTTTATATTCCAAGTCATTACATTCGTTTAGGTAAAGGAAATCTCTTTCCGCTCCCTTAGCATCGTTTTCATTTTCAAAGGAACGAAATAGGAAAGAGGCATTTTTTATTTTTACGCTAAAGGGTGAGCGTATAATTGTGTAACCGTTTGCTATTTCCCGAAAGGAATTAACGGCTCCGTCACGTAAAAAAGGAATAGAACGACCAACAACAGTACATTCAAATTTGATGCCCATTTGAGCTAAAAAGAATAACCATTGAAGTCCCGAATAAGTTTTGCCAGACCTTGAACTTCCAACTAATCCTACAAATCTTTCTTTGGCATTCTGTTTAAAGTGTCTGAAATATATTGGGATTATTTGCACCTAGTTTTTCTATTCTTTGGATAGCGTTTTGTGTTGATGTGGTTATAAATATCAACTATAGAGTTGTAGTGGATTGATACTGGTTTCTTTTTAACCTTTATCCGTTCCACTTTAACAATATTGTAAATCAAATTATTGAAGTGACTGGAGCCAATTTTATGCCTGCCTTTGGATTTCAATTCCGCATTTATACAAACTAAAGCCTCGGCTATTGTATAAGGTTCTATTGGTAAATCTGATTTAAGCATTGGTAATTTTTTCAATAAATTCATCGTAATTTAAAGCAACTGTATGGTCAACAATCTGAGTAGATTTTCCATAAGCCCTATCAAGTAAAGCCTCTGCAGCCCGAACATCACCTTTAGATGCCTTAGCACGTAAAGCCATTAGGATAGCCTTAGCTGCAGAAACTCCGTCCTTTTCCTCACCCAATACCTCTGCCAGTAAAGTATCTATTGCAGGAATCTTCGGGGGTTGTCCCTTTATATTTCTTCGTGGATCAAATCCCTTTTTGAAAGGAACAAGATGCTTTAGATTATCTTTATTAGCCATTGGTATTTTTATTTAGGTTGCCAAGCGGTTGAAAAACCTTTGTCGTTAAACACATCACTTTTTGGTATTCCTGCACGGAACAATAATCGTACAACTTCCTCTTTCTCCATCATTAATCGTTTCATAATCTCGTCACCGCTTAATCCCTGCTTTACCATATCCGTAACAATATTACTCATTTCTAAAACACCGTGTGTTCCTCTTGCACGGTTGTGACGTATTGTAGCCATTTGTTGTTGGGCTGCATCTTTAGGATGAACCATTACAGTCGGTACTTTGCCGTCTGTCAACTCAAAAATTTCTTTGTGTCCCGAAACCGTCCAACGGTGAAAGCCATCTACAATCGTAAAGTCTGGGTTTATAACAATAGGCTGCGTCCATCCGTCCTCTAAGATAGAGATTTTTAATAACTTTAATTCTGGAGGTGCAACCTTATTCGGGTTGTAGTTGTTTGGCTTTAATAGATTTCTATCAATCCAACTGATTTCATTTAATGGTTGTGGTTTCATTTTATTTGTATTTGATTTCTAATTCTGAATGGTCGATTATGTTTTTTCCTCCACCGTGTATTCTTCTTTCTGTATTCATTAGGAAAGCAATCTCCTGCAAATTAATTTCGGTTGGTGCCTCCAGTTTCAATAGCTTTTCCAGATACTCGTCCCTTAAATTTAATTTACGTTTCAAAAAATCTCCTGCCTCTTTTGATGGAGCAGGATATCTGTAATAGGCATTGTCGTTTATGATAGCTTTGTTTAAAACTTCAACACACTTTATTGGTCTCCCCATTTCCCAATACTCAAAACCCTCCAACTCCAAATATAAATATTGCTTTGAATAAAATTTTTTAAGGATTGAATTTTCTCTGCAGAATTTTAAAAAAGCCTCAAAGTCAGCATCGTTATTGACTAATGTTCTTGTAGTGTACCAATGTGGATAAGTTTCCGAATAACTTTTAGCCTCTTTAAATTGGCAGCTATTAATAAATTCTATTGCTTGTTCTCTGTCCATTATTTATACAATTTAATTGCCTCCTCTAATGTAATACCCAATCTTTCTCTTTCCTTTGCAGCATTTGTATTCATCATTCCCCCTTGACGACCTTTAAAATCCCCTCTGATAGCAATAGTACAAAGCCACTTCCAACTAATGCCAGTAATAGGATTAGGAGTTTCTTCCTCCACTTTCATTTTAGATTTTTTGAAATGGCCTTGGATATATTTATTGATAGTGTCTTGCACTTCCTTTTTTGAATCGTGATCGTAACTGTCAACAATAATTTTAATGTATTGAGACCATTGCATATTTTCTGGTTTCGATTTTGCGGATGCATACAATTCTGTATTGCCATAACGCCAAGCAGTTGATACACCTTGAACACGCTCAATCATCTTGTGCCACATTTCTGGAAAACATTCCGAATAAACCCACAACCCTCTTAATGGTTCTTCTCCATAAGGAGGACAAACACGTTGGTGCAAAAAGTCACCAAACAATTTTGTCTGATTAAATACATCGTATGTTCTGTTATAATCCCACCCAAATTTATGTACTGCCAACCACACGTCCTCGCTGCTCCAGTCGTAGATAGGAAAAGCACGGTACTGGTTTTGTCCTGCCTCTGCAGTTGAATTTATATAAGCATCATTTTTCTTTTTGGATATAACCTGGTATCTGCGTAAACTTTCTTGCGTTCTAATTCCAGTAAGCATTGCAATACGTCCTTGGTTTCTTTCGTATAAGTACGGGCTAAACTCTTGGAACGACATTCCTTTTTTGAATTTCGGATGCGAAGTAATTAGTTTTACGCCAGTAGGTAGTTCCCTTACCCACAAATCTTTTTTATCCTCATCCCAAGTGTACCAAAATGGTTCTTCATTTGAGCAAGCGTTTCTGTGTTTGAATTCTAAGCAATACCATTCCAAATCGATTTCTGGATTTTCAGCAACACGCTTAACGTATTCGATGGTTGGCGGATGGATAGCCTCCTCATCAAAGAAAACAACTTTCAATGGCAATTTGTTTTTCTCTCGAGCAACTTTCAATGCGCAATTTAAAACTGCAGTACTATCCTTACCTCCAGAAAACGACACAACAACCTTGTCAAAAGAATCGTATAAATAGCTAATCCTTTTTATTGCCTCATCGTAAACGTTGGTATCGATGTACTCTTTTTTTCTTACGTGTGCCATAATTATTTTGTTCTAATTGTATCAATAGAATTTGCTGAAATACCTTTTACAATGGTTCTGTTAATCATTGGATGGTTTTCATCTTGTGGACCAAAGTCTGAATCGGGATGGAAAGCAATAACGTCCATTCCCTCCTCTTGTGTATAAAAGCAATGGTTACCTATTTCGTAAACGTTACCGTCCTCTGCTTTTTCAAAGCTTACTCCATCCCATTCTTTGATTACGAAAATCATTCCCTCCTCTAAAGGAAGATTACCAAACGGAGTAACACAAATACCTTTACCTCTGGCAACAATTCCTATTCTATGGCTTGGATGAGTATGTGGAGTTTGCTCAATGTTTGTAGGGAAATGCAAATGATTAAAACAAGGGTCGCCAAGTTTAACTGGAGGGATTAATAAACTATCGGTACAACCGTCAATATAATTTAATCTTCCGCTTTCTTCTATTGGACCACCAATAGTATAAACTGCTTTGTACTTATTTTTTGGATAAATACCTTTGTCCTGCAGAACCTCAATTAAAATAACTTTGCTTTCGCAAGACGGATTAATAATAAATTCACCTGCTATTGAAAAATACATACCCTTAGCTATACTTCCTTTCGGTCTGCCGTCAGATATAATTTCAGTAGTTCCAGAATACACAAAACCATAATACGAACTGTTAGGCTTTGATTCAAACCCGATGCCGTTTAATACGTTGTAATATTTTATAGGATATTTTTCATTAGTGCTATCATCAAATAACAAACCTACCTCATCATTTTTAAAGTTGATGAAACTTGCGTTTTCTCTGTTTTTCATATTATTTTTTATTGTAAACTCTTAATATTTCCATCAATGCATCTTCCTGCTTTTCAAATAGGAATTCGTTTTTAACTTTATTTAAAGTGTCGAGTAAATCCAATTTGTTTTCGTGTAACATAATCAGTTCAAATGTGGAATAGTTGTCGTCTGTAGTTCTCGGACTATTATCCTTTTCCTTTTCCTCTTTGCTAGTGTTGGCAGTTGAATCAAAATTCATATCCTCCAGGTTCGTTTGCCATACCTGCAAACCCCAATCTTTCAGATCTTCACTATCCCAATTATTTGCCAATGCATCCCAATCCCATTCACCTCCTGCAACATTGTCCTTAATCAGAAACTCATTTTGTTTCTCTTGCGACATACCAACTAATTTGATTACTGGCACCTCCGTTATTCCTGCCTCGAGGCAAGCACGGTATCTCATATTGCCACCAATGATAATTCCGTCCTCGTTTACAACAATAGGGCGGATTTCTAGCATTTCTGGAAAATCGGTTACACTTTGAACAAGTGATTTAAACTTGTCGTCCTTAATAATTCGGGGATTGTTTTCGTTTGGTTTTATCGAAGATATTTTAACCAATACAGTTTTGAATTTACTCATTTTTCAGATTTAATTTACACAGTTGTTACACAGTAACAAAGGCAAATATAATCAAATTTTGTAAATTCTAACTTTTTTTAAGATTTTTTTATCCTAATCTTACCGAAAGAAATATATTTGTGTCCATTAGCTTTACAAATTGCTCTGCCAATTTTACTCCATTTCTTTTTTGTTTTTCTAGGTAGTCTATTTTTTTTCATCTTCTATGTAGTAAGTAATCCATAACCTCCAGATACCAACAAAGGTAAACTGGAGATAGGATTATGTGGGATATAAATATTAATATTTTCATTTCTATTTGTTTTTAACTACCGATAACAGTCACTAAGTGCAATTAAAACTGCACCTAGTTTTTTGTTAGCACCAATTAGCCAACGCTCGGTGGAGTCGGTAAAGGCATCCAATGTTCTACGCTTTCAATATCACAGCAATAATCATCACCATCTTCATCATCCCAACATTCGTGTTCGTGATTAAATTGTAGTATCATTACTTGTCCTTTGTAATAAACTAAGCAAGGTACTTGTGAATATCTCACATTTGGTTGCCTTTCTGGTTTCTGTACTTTTGTTTTAATCCAATTCATATTATTAGTTTTTAGTTATTAATTCCTTCGCACTTTAACTGGTGCTAACAGCCGTTTGGCAATAGGCGGAAAAGTACATATCGCTTACCGCCCATCGCCAAGCGCCAAAACGTTAGTAGCAATAGCCGTAGTTCCGATTAAACATTTGTGCTTCACTATCTTTTTTTCTTAAAACTTTTTTGCCCACCCACAGGAAGATTAACAGGATTATTTTTAATCCAATTAAGTAAAATTGTTTCAATATAGTTATTCAACTTTCGGTTGTCTTGTTTTGCAAGTTCAGCCAAATGAACAAGGAGTTCGCTATTCTCTTTACTTGGTCGGAATGTTAATGTTTCGTATGCCATTTTATATTAATTTAGTAAAGGGTAAAGAGTAATACGCTACAAGTCTATCATAGTCATCATTGATATACATATCATACACTGATGTATCATCAAATTGTTTCAGTAAACCTGAATTAAATCCAACTCGTTTATATCCATTTGCTGTAAGTACATCAAAAACAAATTTGAAAGCTGTTGTTGAAAATTTACCTCTTTTAAATTTTATTTTATCATTATCTGTTGTTGGTATATCTATATCCCAACACAAACCAATATCATTCCAAGCATCATATCCATTATCTGCACCACCAAATACCGCATCATTAGGTATGTTGTTGTCTTTCATAAATTGAACAATATCAGATGGAGTAACATCAGATATACTAATAAACTTTGCATTTTTTTTTGTTTGCGGTATAGTTTTGTCAAACTTAGCATAAGCATCATTTAGTGCTTTTATTATTAAATCTTTCATAACCTTAATTTTTTAATGTTTGTTATTTATACCACAAATGTAACACAATAGTTTCACTTCTACAAATTTATTTTCACTTATTTTCATAACTCATTGATATTGATTAAGAAAGATTTTTAAACCCTCCCTAAAAGTTTTAAGAAAAAAGGTTTATTGCTCCGAATGAACATTTGTGGAAGCTACTGCTACTAACAAGGTATTTGTGTCAGGTTTTGCCTTGCACAATGCTCGATTCAAAGGACAAATGTTAATGGCAAAACTTGCACAAATACCCAAACGTTATCCGTAATTTCATATTGGTTTTAATTCTGGAGGGGCATCCCAGTAACACATAAACCCCTTATGTTTTGACTCTTTATTTGTTAGGCAGTACATATCCAATCCACATTCAAATACTTGGTTAATGATTAGGTAGTTCGGTTTCAAGTCATAACCATATCCGTAAGCCACTTTGATATTTATTTTGGTATGGATATCTAACTCATTCCAAATTTTATCCGTGTAAATATTTCCTCTGGCTTTGTGTTTAAACGGTTTCTGTATTGCCGGTATTTCGAATAGTGTTGTCTGCATCCTAGTAATTTTGTTTGTAAAAGCAGTACATTTTTGATGGAGTGGTTTTAAATCTCATCACATACCTTTGAGCCTCATACAAAGTTAAATCTTTTTCAATTAACTTTTTGTTGCCAGTCTTTTCCATCACCCTAACAACTTTGTATAACTGCAGTACTATTTTCAACCGCATTATGTGTTCGTAAGTTTTGTATAATATTTGCTCTGCCTCCGTTTCGTTTTCTGCAGATACATTTATACTGTAATCTTGACAAACGCCTTGCGAATGTACCAATCTTCCATTAAATTTTACTAGGTAGTTATTCATCTTTTTAGTTTTTAGGTTATTAATTTAAGTATTCGATTTCAATAGATTCAGTTGATACCATATAATGGCAGTCGGAATTGTATATGTTGTTTCCATCGTTATCAAAAAGTTCTTCCGATTCCACAAACTCATTTATTTCGTCAATACTCATTTCCTTTATAAATACTGCAGGTATTCTGTAATTCATTATTATTAGTTGCATAATTTTTTGTTTTAGTTATTAATCGTAAAAGTCCGTGTATTGTCCCTCGAAGTTAAAAATATCAGTTAGCAGGGAACCGTGTCTGTTTTTTGCTAAGTCGATTATGGCTTTGCCTTTAGAACTGATTTGCTCATTACCAAGGTCGATTGAATCCTCTTTGTAGTATTCTGGTCGGCAAATAAACATTACTGCATCGGCATCTTGTTCGATTGCTCCAGAATCCCTAAGATCTGAAAGCCTTGGCATCTTTTCCCCTTTCGGTCTGCTATCTACAGACCTGCTTAATTGGCTTAGTGCTATTACTGGCACATTTAGTTCCTTGGCAATCTGCTTTAGTTTTCCAGATATGAAAGATATTTGGTTTGTTTTATCGTTCTTAAACTCATTGGCAGTAATTAACTGCAGGTAGTCAACAATAATCAGTTCAACTTTATTTTCAGATACCAACTTTTTTGCTCGGTTTCTAAGGTCGTGTATGTTGAGGCCTCCAGTATCATCGATAAATAATTTGGTTTTCGTCAACTCGTGTAGTTTTCGGTAAACTGTATTTATGTTTTCATCTGTCAATCCTTTTCCATTGTGTAACAGTTCCGAGTTTATAAGACATTCTGCAGATGCCACCCTTTGCAGTAGTTGTTTACTTGACATTTCGAGTGAGAAAAACCCGACCGCCTTGTTTAAATTTATAGCAGCGTTACGAGCAACTTTTAAGATTAGGGCGGTTTTACCCATTGCAGGTCTGGCAGCCAAAATTATTAAGTCAGTTGGATTCATTTGGTAGTATCTGTCAATTTTTTGTAATCCAAACCCGATACCTTGGCTTACCGTTCCAGAACGCTTGGCCTCTAGTTCCTGCAAGTACTCGCTTGCCATTGAGCCAATGGTTTCAAAATCCTTAGTGATTAGTCTGTTTTGTGTGTTTTCCAGTTTAGAAACCAGTTCACCTACAACGTGAAATGCATCTGCTCCGTGTTCCATTGCGGTTGCTATTGTTTTTTTGCATAGGGTTATGGTTTCCCTTTTGAGATACATTTCCTGCAGGAGCCTTACGTACGTTTCAATATTTGCAGAACTTGCAATTTTATCTGTTAAGGCCATCACCCCTCTACCTCCACCGACAGTTTCCAGGTCACCGTTTAGTTTTAATTGTTGGCTTACGGTCAAGCCATCAATCCTGCCATTTTTCTGGTATAATTCCAAAATTGCCTTGCAAACTAGGTTTGTGTAGTCGTGATAGAATAATTTAGTGTCTAATTCTGTAATAATTGACACGAGACACTCTGATTCTAAAATAATGGCTCCCAATACCGCCCGTTCAATATCTTCGCTCTCGGGCAAAGTTTGTAGGTTTTTTGTTTTTAATGTTAGCATTGTTTCCCTATTTTAATTTTAGTGATTGAGTTTTCGTTTTCTGCAGTCTTTTTGTTTCCGAAATTGTTATTGGACCAAGTGCTTAATCTTCTGCTAATATCCCAAGTAGTTTGTAGTTCCTGCCTAAACTTATTCCCCGACCTGGTTGTCTCAGTCCAATATAGGTAAAAATCGTTTAACATTTCCTTACTGTATGGATTATTTAAAAAAGGTTTTAGGGTTTCGGAAAACGATAGTTTTCGTTCTAATATATTATTTCCTTTACTTTCCTTTCCTTTACTTTCCTTTCCTTTTATAGCATCCGTTCGCATTGCGTTCGTATGCGATTGCAATGCGTTCGCATACGGTTGCATTGCGTTCGCATCTTTATTCCAACGCTTATTAGCTGATTCTCTGGCTTTTAGGCTTTTTAGTTCCATTGAATGTATCAGCCTTTCGCTAAAAAAGTCGTTATCTTCCGTCAGCTGAAACAAATTATAGTTTTCGATTACTGCCTGCACTTTCTCTTTTGACGTTCCCCAACGCTTGGATAATGAGCCAGAAATTGATACTGGCAGTTTATATCCAGATGCACTTCTCAGTTTCTCAATCAAAGCCCAAAATATTCCGTAACCCTCCATACCTAGTTGGTCGATTAAAACCATACATTTCGGGTCGTCTTGACTATTAGCATCGTGGCTAAAATAATATACGTCCTTTGCCATTTTCTTACTGTAATTTATATTTTACATACCAAACTTTATCTTTTTGCATTCTTTCGGATTTAATCCCAAGGCCAGATTGCCTTAGGATTAGAATGTATTGAGATAACCTGGTTATTTTGTATTTCATAATAGCCTCCCAAGAGGTTATAGTTTTATACTTCATAAGATGATTTCTGACTTTTTCCAGTTGTGTTTCGTTCGGTTTCATATTATTTAATTTGAAGTGATTTACTAGATGATAGACTGCAACCTTTAATTTCAATTCCTGCTTTAAGATCTTCTTTGATTTTATCTTTGATAGCACTTTCAGTTACTACAACTCTTTTGTACTCTGCAGGTAAAGCATTGATATCTTCGACAACTACTGAATCGGGATTTTTTCTGAAACTGATTTTTACAAAAGGCGTTTGGATTAATTCCTTTTCGTATAATTTCATTGCAGTTTCAATAGTATTCTCTAATCTTTCGATTAAATTTTCGTCCGTACCATTGTCCTTTTTCAACTTATCCATATACATTTTTCTGGCAGTTATTCTGTCTTTGATTTGCTTAATTACAAATGCATAGTTTGTGGCCTTAGTTTGTAATTGTTCCTCATTTATAGTCAACTGTAGTTGTTGTTCATCGGTAATTTCTCCACCGTTTTCAATTATTGCGCTTATCAATAATTGGTACTCATTTTCGATTTGATAAATGTTCATCGTTTTTGTTTTTAGGGTTTATATTTCGTTGTGTTTAAAATGTGATGCGATTACCATTGGCAGGATTTTTGTATTAAAATTGCCTTTGCCTCCAGTAATCTTTCTGTAATAATAGTTAAAGTCTATTAGATTAAATAGTTCTGCTTTTCCTACTCGCTGCAGATGCTCAATTACTGATTTTTTAATTTGATTTTTCATTGGATTGTAATTCTAATTTTTTACTTTCTTTAAAGTCGTTAACGGTAGGCAGGTTTTTTTGGTATTTAGTTAAGCTATTCCAAACTACTATTAATTCAGATAAATCGGTTGCCTCGTTAATTAATCCATTTACCTTTTCGGTTTCATCGTTTTTTGCTTTTCTTTCATCGTTATCGATATCATCCTCATCGGTTGCTATGTGAAAGTACTTTAGTAAAAAATATCTTTCAGCATAGGTTAAAGCGGAACCGATACCCTTATCCCAATCGTTCTGTCCGTTTGCACCAAAACTGTTGACGTCCTTTTCTCCAGTCTCACTATCAATCCAAGTAAACTGCATCATCACTTTACTTAGTATTTCAGATTTTCCACTTCCAGATTTTAAGGTATAATCCTGCCTTACGTTTTCAATACTGATGATTTCTTGTTTTAAAATTAAACCAAGTTCATTCATTGCAGGTTTGATTTCTGATAGTACTTTGCTGCCAGTAACATATTGGTACGAGTGAGTAGATTTATCTTTACCCAATCCATTAACTTTGTTCTGGATTACCATTAACTTTTGGTATAAATTTTTAGGTTTCGTTTCCATTGTTTGTCTTTTTAATTTTGATTAGAAAGGTAAATCATCCATATCTGCAGCTGCAGTATTGTTTTGGTTGGCCTCGTGTTGCTTTTGGATTTCATTCTTCTTAGCGACTGCTATTTTTCCGTCCGTCCAAAATACTTTACCATTACCATAATACGTTTTTGGTTTTCCTGCCTTGCGTTCTTCCTCCGTCTGAGGTTCCATTACTGAAATATTATTTCCATAATTATCACTGTTTTCATTCACCGATAAATTTAGGTTGTAATACTTACCTCCGTTTTTACCCATTACGATTTTTGTTTTGTCTAACTTGTTTAAGTCGATTGAAATTGTTGCTAATGTTCCCATTTTTTTTGTTTTTTGTTTTTGGTTTATATTAATTAAAATTGATTTTGATTTGTGTTTGTGGCAGGATGCTTTTCGATTGGCTTTGTTACATTTAAAAGTTTTCTGGTTAGCCGTTCCATTTCCAGAAACTCATTAGAACTTGAACCAAGCTTTTGCATTATGATATATCTTTCCAGTACTGATATCCTGCTTTCGATTTCTTTTGACTCTATGGCTGATGTATATTTCATATTAGATATTGTTAGCGAAGATTATTAAACCTAGTACTATTCCGATTAAAAATAATATTACTCTAAAAGCGATTTCCTTTTGATTATCTGACATTTCAGCGTATATTTTTGTTCCGATGTATATTAGTACTCCAAGTACTATTGCAGGTATAAGGTATCTCATTTGATTGTTTTTAGGATAAAATTTACTAATAGTTTATTTGCTGATACTCCTTTTTTTTCAGCTGCAGTTTTCAACTTCTTTTTTACTGCAGCCTCGTCTATTCCTTTCGGAAGTCTTATGTTTAATTGTGCCATTTTATTAATTTTAAATTTAATTCCTTTGTAGCGTAATTAATATGCTTTGTAGTTGTCATACTCCACTTTCCTAATTCTACCAGTTCACTACCTTTGATTTCTGCAACCTTGGTATCATAACTGTAAATAAAATTATCATCGTGTCTTAGGTTTTCTGAATACTTGTTAAACTTTTTCATTGTCTTATTTTTTATGGTTATTAATCTATTTCTATTCCATCAAATTCTTGTGATATTTCTCGGCAAATTTCGATAAGGCGCTTAGCATATCTTTTTTCGTCTGGAGAAAGTTCGTCTAAATCATTATCTATTTCTTCCAACGCAACCTGGCAGTCCCTTAAATCCGTAAAGGTATTTTGAAATCTGCAGTAACTCATATTTCCCATTGTCTTATACGTTTTTAGATTGGATTAATACTAGAGCATTTGCAAATGCCTCGTTAAATTCTTCTGCAGTAATTTCTTCTGTTTTGTCTGAAAAAACCACTTGTGGGTATTGTTTTTCAAATTCAACTTTAGCAAACATATTTGCACCATCTGGCAAAATTCCAACATTTATTCCATATCCATCTTCCGATATTATTTTGTAAAAATAAAAGTTGTTTTTTCTGTAGTGAGGTAATGTTACCTCGATTTTTTTTGTGAACTCAAACGTTTTTTTCATTTTTTTTGTTTTTAGGGTTTATATTATTTGTTTTTACTTTCGTTAAATATTACATAGTCCTCTAAAGTATATGGTATGCCATTGGACCAGAATAATTCTTTTTCTACTTTTACCTCTGCAGTACTATTATTATACTGGCTTACTTTTACAGTTATTGTTATCATCTTATTTACCTTGTTTTGCATATACAAATGTATAGACATTTTCTTGATAACCAATACTTTATTTTAAATAAAAGTGAGAAATTAGACGAGTTTGGGTATTTCTTCGACAAGTGGCGTAAAAATATAGACAAGTTTTCTTACATTTATCGGGTGAAAGCCCTAAGCCCAAAGCAGCAAATAGCTTTAAATAAGAAAATTGCCAGTCAGACCGCCTTTTTAAAGGTATTGAAAGCAAATAATATTCCTTTACCTATTGCTGAGTATCAGTTCCATCCCACTCGCAAATGGCGGTTCGACTACTACTGGCAGCAAAATAAGTTTGCCTTGGAAGTGGAGGGCGGTGTTTGGACTGGAGGCCGCCATACAAGAGGGACTGGATTTATAAAGGATATGGAAAAATATAATAGTGCAACCATTATGGGTTTCCGTATAATAAGGACGGTTCCAGATGAGTTGACGTCTGATACTACTATAAGAATGATAAAACAATTAATAAATATATAACCCTATGAAAAAACAAATCAAACAAATCATTTTAGGTGCAATCATTTTAGGACTAATAATTTTCGCTCTTGCATATTGCAATCGTAACCCAAAAGGTCTTACTGGTCCAATAGAAAATACTAATCCATTAAATGAAATTGTAAAGGATAAAGATTCTGCTAATAAAATCCTGCAGGAAAACAACAAGGCCTTGCGAGATAGTTTATTTGAATTGAACAAAACTAAATCAAAGGTAGTTTATAAAAAGATTTACGTTTATGATAGTTTACTGATAGCAGATACTGCCTGCATCAAATCACTTGTAACATTATACAACCAATGTGCAAAAGTGGATTCAGCAAACGAATTTATAATTGATAACCAGGTTAAGCAAATTGCAAACCTAATTTCAGTCACCAACAACCAACAAGATATTATTGATATAAAAAACTACCAACTAGGTGTTGATAGTATAAATGAGGTTTCGTTAAAGCAAACCATTCGTGATGAAATTAAAAACGGAAAACGAAAATATCGTAAAGGTTTATTCCAAGGAGGTGCAATAGGTTTAGGTATTGGTTTCATTGGAGGTTTGTTTATCCGATGAGCCTCCGTTTTTAAACTTAATAATTTGCTCTACAGTCACAATTCCTAAACATAGCATACAAAGTACTTGCCAAGCATATAGGGCGTGTAAATAAGCATCAATAGGTAATTTAGCACAAGTAATGTAAGCACCCATTAGGATTGAAAATAATGCGGTCAACTTCCTGCCAGAATATCCTAGCGAGTGATTGTCGAGTGATGCAAATAATTTTGTGAATATAGCTTTCATTATTTTTTAGGTAAATAAGTTTTCCATTTTTTTAGTTCGAAATGTGGAGCGTCTTTGAATTTAAGCCAATCACCTCCCCAATCTGTAACATCACTAACTGACTTTACACAATTAGCAAAGTTTGTAAATAGTCTTGGGCTCCAATCCATTTTCTTATCCGTTCCGATAAACCCAATATCAAAAGCGAAAGAGGGATTGTAATTGTGAGGGCTTTGTCCTGCCTTGGCGTTGGTTACTTTAGGATTACTATTATACAACCTATTCTGTTCCTCACCACTTCTGTAAGTGCAAGTAATGAATGGTTGAGGTTCATTAGGATATAAAGCAGAATATTTTACAACTGCCTTTTCGTAAGCTTGAACCAATTCGGGACGTAAATCTTTTTTATCTCTTGATGCCATATTACACTAATCTAAATTTTACTAATCTTTTTTTAACTATCTCAATCCTTGTATCATTGCAAATAGCTATAAAATTAATGGTATCTATTGCCGTTTTTTTTTCGCTTGTTGGTTTACTTAGCAAATCAAATTTAGCGTTAAACTTAATTTCTTGGATTTTGTTATCCGCTATTATTTGCTGTATCTCACTTTTTAACTGAGTAAATTGTTCTTTTTGCTCCGATTTAAAGTTAAAATATCCAGCTACTAATCCAATGATTAATAGTATATCCTTTAAATCAAAAGTTATCTCGTTAAACTTAAATGCCATTGTCTAAAATGGTTAAATTATTTACGGTTACAAAATCATTACTATTCTTATAAGTAATATTATTAATATTCATTTTAT